GCATTCCGTATACGCTCGTTTGCTATGTCACAGTATTCTTTTGATATTTCAAAACCTATGTAGTTACGATTGGTGTTTATGCAAGCTATCGCTGTTGTTCCACTACCCATAAATGGGTCAAGCACTACATCTCCTTCGTTACTCCAAGAAATAATATGGTCGTTTGCTAATTGTTCAGGAAATTGTGCAGGATGCCCCGTTCTTTCTATATTAGACATAACGGGGGGCATTTCCCAAACATTATATCTTATTCCCAACTCTCCATATTGCTTTCCCCTGCTAGACATAGGGCGAAAACTACCGTCTTTTTGCCTAATCATACCGTGTTTGTCTTTTCTTCGTGATGTTGTTTTTCTATCTTTTAAAGCATTAAATGTTTTTATTTTCCCTTTGCTAAAAACAAACATATATTCAAATGTTTGTGCATATCTGGTTTTTAATGCTCCAACAGCAGTAAAAGAAGGTTTGCTCCAAATCATCGTATCATGTAGATTAAAGCCTATCTCCTTGAAATACAATGCTTGTCGGAAACTCGTTCCTGTTTCGCTGCCTTTTATAGTTGCATCTCCTACTACCCAAACAACAACTCCACCTTGCTTTGTTACTCGGTATAATTCTTTTGCTATCGCTTTAAACTTCTCAAAACTCCAATGCTTAATGTTCCCGTTATATGTGCGTAGATTGTCATATGGGGGTGATGTTACTGTTAAATCTATAAAATTATCGGGAATTTCTTTCATCAGTTCCACACAATCCCCCAATGTAATATAATTATAATCTCTATTCATTACTAATCACTCCTTTTCTGAAATACTCTATACTTTTTTCCATCAATTTTTTTATCAACAATTTCATAATTAAACCTTCTTGTAACTTGTCTTGAAAATTCAATTCTACTTAATGGCTGAAGATTATTTTCAGCACAATATACCTGGTATTGCTTATAAATGTTCTTGGTTGGTTCATTGTCAACTTCTTCTTCACTAATTTCTTTGAAGAAGCCAATGATTGGGTTATTGGATTCTTCATATTCTTCAAGTTCCCGTTCAACTCTTGTTGAATTAGTGAATTTTTGATTTAACAAAACTCTTTTAAGTCCTTCAATCCCAAGTAATATCATATATTCAACACATTCCTGTTCTCGTAGTTCATATTTTATGTATGGTCTATAATCAGGGTCATCTACACTGAACTTTGCATCAAATGGAATGATTGCTAATCTTCTTTGCACTGCACCTGTTTTATCTTTAATTCTTGGGATATTATTGGCACTGAAAAGAAGCTTTGCATAGTTGTTGAATTCAAAGGGGTCTTGACCTTTTCTTTCAACATTAATTCTGTCACCAGTAATCAGCTTTTTGAATATTGAAGCATTGGCAATGAATTCATCACCTATATCATCACCTATATTGGCAAGCTTCCCAAATAGTTCAGCAGTTTTAAACCTGTCACCCAATTCCCCTAAATCAAGAGAAGCAATATTTTCATCACCCAACATTGTCCTGACCATATCCAGGAATGTTGATTTACCATTTGCCCTGTCACCAATCAAGATAAAAGCTTTACCTAATTCATTTCTTCTATAAAGGCAATAACCAATTACTTCTTCCAGCAGCATCCTTATTTGCTTATCATGGCAGGCAATTTTATTTAAAGTATTATCCACCAGTTCTGAATAAGCAGCAGGGTTGTAATCCCAGTTGATTTTATTGGTGATAATAATTTCATGTGAAAATGGAAGAAATTCATCTGCGATGATGTTGTAAATCCCATTCTTGAAAGCAATTAAGTTTGCATCTGATGGCTGGGCATTATCTTTTATTAAAAGATTCAAGTATGACATTACTTCATTTCTTTTTGCTCTATTTAGGTTACTTATATGTCTTATCATTTCAGCTTCAATTTCAAATTGCCCATCTACATACACACCATCTTTGTATATATGAAGTTGATTATTTATTTTGATGATGTGATGATTGTTTTTTATATAGGTTGCAAATTTATCAAATAGGAAAGTTGTTCCCTTAAAGAAAATTGGTTTCTTAAAAGCATCATCCCGCAATATTACTTCAAGTTCAGAATCACTTAATGGAACCTTTAATACATGCTTGTTTATTATCCTGATGGTTTCCCTTGCTTCTTCAACAGTGAAATCTGAAGCCTGAAGTGTTAAAATGTAATTAAATAATGCTTGATTTCTGCCATCACCAACTTCCATGTTGAGAAAATCCATATTTGAATTCACTGGAAATAACCACTTTGGAAGCTTTTGATATTCTGCACCAGGTTCAATATCCCATTCAATAAACCTTTCTTCATTGTTGAACTTCAGAACTGAATATGAATTTCTGCTTCCAACCTTAATATCAGCAGTTAATCCACATGCAAGTTTCTTTTTAGTTCCATTCTTATCAACACCATTATTTTTGAAAAGGAAATGCTTTCCCCTGGTTGTTTGATAAACTCTGCAATTTAGTTGTTTTTCTTCAACTATATCCATAAGTATTTCCGCTTCTTCAGCATTATCAATATCAATTAGAATAACATCATCTGCAAGTATCCCAGCAAATTCAGGAAGTGCTTGAACCTGTTCATAGGTTTTTAAGTCAGTTCTATCCTTGAACTTTTCTATGCACTTTTTGTTTCTTGTTTCCACATACCCTTTGAACAATTCCAAATTCAAACACCCCCTTTAACTTCAATATAGGTGACATCATAATTTCACCCCGTAATCTCTTAATCTTTTTATTGCCAAGTCAACATACCAGTCTTTATCAAGCTTTGATGGTATTTCATGATTGTTTATATCACCATTGATAATGAAACAATTTTCAGGTGTATTGGCAAACTTTTCAGGGTTCTTATCAAGATTTTTAACCTTGTATATTCCACCATCTAAAGGTGATTTTGAAGCAAACACCCTGAAGCATTTTTCATGTTGAATTTCTCCACCTTTGAAAACTTTAATGGTCTTTAACTTACCAGTTGAATCCCTTATTTTTTCTTCAGTGATTTTTGGATTATAAAGGGCATGTGAATATTTATCAGTGACCTTTATAATCTTTTGGAACTTCCGTAAATCATTACATTCTTCAATTGTTTTCTTTGGATGAATCCCATGAACAAAGTAATTTACCAATGCTTCCCTTAAAATCACACAATCATAATCCAGCAGGTCATCAACTTCATTCTTGTTTTCATCTTTTTTAGTCCATTTCTTCACATAAGCACCTTTGGATTCAAACCCACCATCAAAATCAACTATCACATAGTTGTTTACATCCTTTTGGAATATCTTTTTATAAGATTCAAATTCAAGCTGCATCCTGGTTCTTTTTTCCCACTCATAGCAAATATCATCAATTAATTCATAATCTTCATCTTTGAATAGCTTTACAATTAAACCATCTGTGTTTGACTGAATTAATTGACAATGACCTTCCAGCATTTCAATCAAATCAAGTAATAAAAGCTGTCCGCCAACACAAACATTGTTTGCTTGTCTTGGGTCATATAAAGCATTATTCTTATCCTTCATTGCACCATAAGTGGTGTTCAGAACAATTTTATAAGGTGCTTGCATTGGGTTCTTTTCTGCCTTTAGCTGCAATCTCTTATCCCTGATTCTTCTATACTTGGATGGGTCTGAAATATTTCTACTGATAAAGTTATATTCGATCATCAATGCTGGATAATATGAAGCAACATCAATGACAAGAAAATGACCTTCACCATGGTATTTATCAATAGCACCATGCAACCCGCCCCAGGCAAACACATGGGGAACCCCAGCAACTTCAATTTTAAGTGTTTTATTGTAATCTCTGTTTAATGGGTTTTTATACCAGTTCAAAACCTCTTTATACTTTTTAATTCTCAAAGTGTCAGGGAATATTATTTCAAATTCATCATTCCATTTTCTTTGAGTTGCCCCCAGGATGATAGCTGAAAGCTGTGCTTTGGTCTTTGATATATAAGTTAATGGCAACTTAAAAGCTTTCAATAGTGAAATATGACTATCAAATTCTTCTTTTCTTTGAATGAATACTTCAATAGTCTGTTCTACATCATGTCGACAATACTTCACTGTTTCTTCAATTTCTTCAGGGGTAAGCTTCCTGTCTATGTCAAAAGGAACACTGGATTCTTTGATGTTATTCCCCATGAAGCCTTCAAGCTGCTTCAAACTGTGGAAGCTGGTCATGACATCATAGTTATTTAGTGGAACCTGATTTAATAAGCTTGAAAATTTCCAACCTGGTTTATTTTTAACTATGATGTAATCATTGATTTCTTTAGGATTAAAACCACATAACAAGCCTTTTAAGATATACTGGTCATAGCTTCTTGAATTATATCCAACCCAAATATCATCTTTATGTTTCTCATAAATATCTTTAAGTTTTTCAACATCATTAACAATGACATGTTCTTTTTTATTGATTACATCAATGATTACAACCAGCCAATCGTAAGGATAGACTTCGAAATCGAAGAAGAGCATTTTTATATTACACCACCTTATTTTTCCTTATTTTTTGAATTTTGATTGAACTGGTTCAGTCAATGCTCTGTTTATATCCCATCCCCTTGCCAATCTATCTTGAACAGTTCTATAATTGATATTGTAAATTTCACACCATTCGATTAATGATTTAGATTCATTGTTTATAGTAAATATTTTATTCCTGCTTGTGTTTCTACCTTGTTCGTTGTCAGTCGCCCATCTGCAATTGGAAGGTTCATAGTCACCATTAACATCTATTCTGTCGATTGTTAAGCCATCTTTATAACCATTATTCATAGCCCAATCATAAAACGCTTTAAAATCATTTCTCCATTGATCACAGATTTGAATTCCCCTACCTCCATAACGTTTATAATGAGTAGCATTTGGATTATAGCAACGGCTTTTC